TAGCGCAGTTGACGAAGTTGTGAACGAGTTCATCGTAAGTGATGCTTACGATTCTCCCGTTGATATCAATCTAGATAATCTAGAAGTTGGCGCGGGTGTAAAGAAAAAAGTTCGTGATGAGTTTGAATATATCAAACGCCTGTTGAACTTTGACAATCGCGCACATGAGATTGTTAGAACTTGGTATATCGACGGTAGATTATTCTACCATAAGGTTATCGATCTAGATAATCCAAAGAAAGGTATTACGGAACTTCGTTACATTGATCCAATGAAGATCAAGAAGGTCCGTCAGAAAATTGACAATACCCCGAAAGATTCTCTAGCACGCCAGGCAATCAAAGGCACTGCGCTTGAGTATGAATACGGAACGTTTGTTGATTACTACCTATACAATCCAAAAGGATTTTATAAAGGTGGTGTCTTAGGACCAGTAGGTGACATGTCACTTTCACAAGGTGTGAAAATGGCAGTTGATTCTATTACCTTTGTTCCTTCTGGACTACAAGATCTTAACAAAAGAATGACTTTAGGTTTCCTGCATAAGGCAATCAAGTCTCTCAACCAGTTGAGAATGATTGAAGACTCTCTGGTTATCTACAGACTATCACGCGCACCTGAGCGTAGAATTTTCTATATTGACGTTGGTAATCTACCTAAGGTAAAAGCAGAACAATACCTACGCGATGTGATGTCTCGCTATCGCAACAAGCTAGTGTATGACGCAAACACTGGTGAGATGCGTGATGATAAAAAGCATATGAGTATGCTTGAGGATTTCTGGTTGCCTCGTAGAGAGGGTGGACGTGGAACTGAAATTACCACACTACCTGGCGGACAGAACCTTGGCGAACTTAAGGACGTTGAGTATTTTAAGAAGAAACTCTATAACTCTCTCAATCTTCCTCCTTCTAGACTTACCGACGATAATAAAGGATTCAACCTCGGTAAAACCACTGAGGTCCTTAGAGACGAACTTAAGTTTACAAAGTTCATCGGAAGACTACGTAAAAGATTTAGTGAACTTTTCCACGATATTCTCAAGACCCAACTCATCCTCAAAGGAGTAATTTCTCCTGAAGACTGGGATGACATGAAAGAGCATATCCAGTATGACTATCTCTTTGATAATCATTTCAACGAACTCAAAGAGATTGAAATGATGAACCAAAGAATGATGACTGTCACTCAGATGGATCCATTTGTTGGTAAGTATTTCTCCGCAGAGTATATTCGCCGTCATGTTCTTGGTCAGAAAGATACTGAATACAAGGAAATTGATAAACAAATGAGAAAAGAGATTGCTTCTGGTCTTGCAATTGATCCAGTAGAAGTTAATGTTCTTGACCAAATGCAACAGCAAAATGCTGCTCTTGCTCCAGAGATTGAAGATCAAAAAGCAATTGATGCAGCGGATAGACAAGAAGTTGCTGCTGATAATGCTGTAGAAAGAGAGATCAAAAAAGCAAAGTCCGCGCCGTCAAAACCCAGCAGTGATAAATAAATTATATTGAATTGTTATTATGTCAGAACAAACTGAAGTTAATTCATTTCAAGGAGAAGTAAATATCGTTAATCAAATTAACGATAGTGATCGTGCTTCTGCTATTGATGCAATCCATGATCTTTTATTTGCTAAAGCATCTGATGCTATGGCAGACTATAAGAAAGTGGTAGCAGATACATTTTTTGATGAACCAACCGATACGGAAACTACCGATGAAACTGATAACGGAACAGATTGAAAACGTTCAAATCCTTACTGAGGAAAAAGACGGAAAGAAACTCCTTTACATCGAAGGTGTTTTTCTTCAATCAGAACTAAAGAACCGCAACGGTCGCATGTACCCCTTTGAAGTTCTTAACCGTGAGGTTGAGAGATATAACGAGGAGTATGTAAAGACTAAGCGTGCTCTAGGTGAACTCGGTCATCCAGACGGACCAACTATCAATCTCGATAGAGTATCACATAGAATCACAAACCTACGCGCTGAAGGTAATAACTTCATGGGCAAGGCACAGATTCTAGATACACCCATGGGCAAAATTGCTAAGTCTTTACTTGGCGAAGGTGTTCAGTTAGGTGTTTCCTCCCGTGGTATGGGAAGCATCGAAAAAACTGAAGATTGTAATGTTGTTCGTGACGACTTTATGTTAACTACTGCTGCTGATATCGTAGCAGATCCATCCGCACCTGATGCATTTGTTAATGGCATCATGGAAGGTAAAGAGTGGGTCTGGGATAACGGTATTTTAAAGGAAGCAAAAGTTGATAAATACCAACGTTATATTAACGAATCGCGTCGTGACCTTGAGGAAAGGACGCTAAGAGTGTTTGAGGACTTCCTCGGAAAACTCTGATTTATAAATAAACTTAGATTAATTATACGGAAAACACGAGGTAAACTCAAATGTCAGATATGCTAAACGAAAAATTTGAGGAGTTCGTTACCGAGCAAAAGGTGATTGTAGAAGCTGGCGATCCTATGCCAACCGTTTCTGCCAACGTTATTCCTGGCACAGGTAGTGAACCCTCTCAGGTTTCTGACGCACAGACTGGTTCTGGCGGCAAGGATCCTATGCCCACCGTCCAACCTGGAGTCGCTCCTGGACAGAAAGCTGCTGCTGATTTAGGTGGCACTTCTACTGCTCCTAATGAGGATGACGATGACGGTGAAGAGAATCCTGGCGCTAAAGCAGCGGCACCTATCTCACAAGATGGTAGTGTTACCTCAACCGCTGGCAAACCTGGAAAGGATCCTATGCCATCAGTTGGTGCGGAAGTAGCATATGCAACCAGCACTGGTCCTGCAGTTACCTATCCCATCAAACCATCGTTTGAGTCACTCGATGTTTCCGCTGATGTTGCCGCTCTAGTAGAAGGCACAGAACTCTCTGAAGAGTTCGCTGAGAAAGCAAAGACCATTTTTGAGGCTGCTGTCAAAGCGAAAATCTCTGAAGAGTATGACAGACTTGTAGAGCACTTTGCTGCTGAATTCGACAAGCATTTCGCTGAAGCTAAGAGCGAGATGGCAGAAGAAGTCAACGGCACTGTGAACTACGCCATCGGTCAGTGGATGGAGCAAAACCAAGTTGCTATTGACCGTGGAATCAGAAATGAGATCACTGAAGACTTCATCGCAGGTCTCAAGGGTCTCTTTGAAGAGCACTACATTTCTATCCCCGACGACAAGGTTGACGTGGTAGAAGGTATGGCTGAATCTATTCGTGAAATGGAAGAGCGTCTTGACGAACAGGTTAAGGCTAACGTGAAATTACAAAATCGTCTTAATGAGTCTGCAAAAACAAACATTCTGAACACTGTTTCGGAAGGACTAGCAGATACTCAGAAAGAAAAACTCGCAGCACTTGCTGAAGGTCTAGAGTTCGTCTCTGAAGAGTCGTTCTCCGCGAAGGTAAAAACCATCAAGGAGTCCTACTTCAAAGAGTCGGCAGTTGCACCTGCAGAAATTGCTGATGAAACCCCAGTTGAGGGTGCCGAAGAAGTATCGCCTGCAATTGCAGCATACATGAAGGCACTCGACCGCTGGTCTAAATGATACAAATTTAAATTTTTCCCTAAGGAGCAATCATGTTTAACTCAGAAGCTCTAACGGAAAAGTGGTCACCTGTTCTAGGTCATGAGGGCGCTGGCGCAATCAAGGACAACTATAGAAAGGCTGTTACCGCTGTTCTGTTAGAAAACACCGAAAAGCAAATCCGCGAAGAACGCGGTATGCTAAACGAAGCATCCAACACCGTTGGTGCTATCAGTGGTGACGCACTATCTGGTTCTGGTCTAACAACCAAGACTGGTGGTCTTGCAGGTTTCGATCCTGTAATGATCTCCCTCATCCGTCGTGCGATGCCTAACCTCGTCGCTTATGACATCTGCGGTGTCCAGCCTATGTCTGGTCCTACAGGTCTCATCTTCGCGATGAAGTCGCACTATCAGGATGCTGCATCTGGACTACGTAACGGTCCTGAGGCACTCTACAACGAACCTGACACCAACTTCTCTGGTAACACCCAGGGTCCTGCTGCATACAACGACCCTGCAGCTCCTCTTGGCGACGGTGGTACTACCGATGCTAACCCTGGACTCCTCAACGACGCAACTGGCGGCGGTACTACTGCTGGCAACTACGAGCGTCAAGCAGGCAACATCGCTAGAGAAAACGCAGAAGCTCTCGGATCGGGTTCAACCCTATTCAACGAAATGAGCTTCAGCATCGAGAAGACCTCTGTTACTGCAAAGTCCAGAGCTCTCCGTGCTGAGTACACTCTAGAATTGGCACAAGACCTCAAGGCAATCCATGGTCTTGATGCTGAGCAAGAACTCGCTAACCTTCTTTCCAGCGAGATCCTTGCAGAAATCAACCGCGAAGTTGTTCGTACCGTTTACACCGTTGCTAAGCAAGGTGCTCAGAATAACGTTGCTAACGCTGGCGTATTTGACCTCGACGTTGACTCCAACGGCAGATGGTCGGTTGAAAAGTTCAAGGGACTTATGTTCCAGATTGAAAGAGATGCTAACGCAATTGCACAGCAAACTCGTAGAGGAAAGGGCAACTTCATCATCACTTCTGCTGATGTTGCTTCTGCACTCGCTATGTCTGGCACCCTCGACTATTCCTCAGGTCTAACTGGCGCTGGTGGTCCTTCCATCGGTGAAGTTGATGACACTGGCAACCTCCTAGTCGGCACCATGAACGGTCGCATCAAGGTCTATGTTGATCCTTACTCTGCGAACGTTTCCAACACCCACTACTACGTAGTTGGTTATAAGGGTTCCTCCCCATATGACGCAGGTCTATTCTACTGCCCATATGTACCCCTCCAGATGCTCCGCAGCATCGATCCTGAGACCTTCCAGCCTAAGATTGGCTTCAAGACCCGCTACGGCATGGTTGCGAACCCATTCGTCCTCAACGGCGCTAACCCTGATGCTGAGGCTCTTACCCACAACGTCAACCAGTATTACAGAAGAGTTCGTGTTGCGAATCTTATGTGATCACTGTCACGATATCAAGACAGGGGGGCAGCTGCCCCCCTTTTTTTGTGCTTAAATAGTTCTATTAAGTCCACTATGCCGAGAGGAAACGTGAACAAGCAAGAAATCCAAGCAAGGATCTACAAGCTTAAAACAGCACTCTATGACAACAACACTGATATGTTTAACTGCTTCTCAGAAGAAAAGAAAGAAGGAGCACATGACGCATTTAATCGTGTACTAGACATCCTAAACGAATATCGAGAATGAAAGACTTAGACTTCATAGACAATTTGCTTCCAGAAATTAATGAGCGTGTGAAAAAAATGAAGAATGAAATGTTGATGGATGAACCTTGTTCTCTATATGAACCAGGATGGGAAGACGTGAGTAATAACCCAGCTGACTGGGCAGACTTCTGGGAGAACGAGGATAAATAAGTTGTAGCTTGGGAAGTTGACATGTCCGCTGAATGGTATAAGGAACAACCTAGTAATAGGAATTTCCTCAACCCAATTGGTTATCTCCTTAAACTAGAAAAGTTTGAAGGAGTGGACTTCTTTTGTCAGACAGCAAATGTCCCCGACGTTACCATGCCAACCACGGAAGTAGCAAGTAGATTCAGAAACTTGCCTGTTGTTCCTGGTGGCGGTGTAACGTTCGGGGATTTTTCTGTGCGTTTTATTGTTGACGAAGACCTTAAAAATTATAATTCGATATACAAATGGATTCGTGATAATGGTAATGCAGATGAAATGCCAAGAGCAACTGCGGAAGATGACATTCTAACTAACGGTCAACTCCATATTGTAACGAGTCAATACAATCCAGCATTTATCGTAGACTTTAAAGACATTTTTCCTGTATCACTGTCTGGTCTACAGTTTGATGCTACAATTACTGATGTAGAATACATCACTGCAGAGGTGACATTTAAGCACCAGCAGTTCTTTATTCATGATAAAAACAACAAACCTATATGAATTTTGAATCTCTTCGTAATAAATTTGAAAAACTGAGAGAAGACTGGGCAGAAGATTCTGCAGTTGACTTTCAATTTAAGAACAAACAGTATACCACAGATTTGGGACAACTCGCGTTAGACATCCCTTTCCAACACAATAAATACTTAAACCATTACACTGACATTCAGCAGATCAAAACCTCGCTGGAGTTTGAGATCCGCAAAATGGTAAAAGAGAAACGTGAGTATTACTCAGGCGAAGCAGACGCAAAAACTTACGCCTCTAAACCATTCGGATCATCTATCAAAACTTCTGAAAAGATGAAGGTCTATCTAGAGAGTGATGACGAGATTATCAACCTAGAAGCAAAGATCAAATATCTAGACCAGATGCTTTACTGGTTGGATCAGGTTATGAAGCAAATTTCTAACCGAGGTTTTCAGATCAAGAGTGCTATTGAATGGGAGAAATTCGTAAATGGACAGTAATGACCCTCCTTTCAGTTAAAAAGAAAAACGAAGTATACGTTACCATTCAGTCAGAGGAACCTCATGTCCATCATGAGCTCTCTGACTATTTTTCTTTTGAAGTTCCAGAAGCAAAGTTCCTAAAGAAGAACCCCAGATACAAATACTGGGATGGAACTATTCGTCTGTACTCTCCTGGTACAGGCGAACTTTATGGTGGGTTGATGGAACACCTACATACTTGGGCAGAGGAACGCCAGTATCAAATTGAGTATGAAAAGAATGATTGGTATGGAGAAGTTACAGAGACTAATGACTTTGTGTCTCCTGCAGGTGTCAAAACTTTTATGGACAAGATCACCCGAGCGGGAATTACTCCACGTAACTATCAGTACCGTGCAGTTCACGAAGCAATAAAAAATAACCGCAAACTTTTACTTTCGCCTACGGGTTCTGGAAAGTCTCTGATGATCTATTCCCTCGTCAGATACTATACTGCTACCCACAAGAAGACGCTCATCATCGTCCCTACTACGTCCTTGGTAGAACAGATGGTCAACGATTTTAATGACTACGGATGGAATGCTGACGATCATGTGCATAAGATATATTCGGGCAAAGATAAAAATACTGACAAACCAATTATTATTTCCACTTGGCAATCCATCTACAAGTTCCCCAAGAGATACTTTGACGATATTGACTGTGTTATCGGTGATGAGGCACACCTATTTAAGTCGAAGTCCCTCACGGGAATCATGACAAAGTTGCATAACGCAAAGTATCGCTTTGGTTTTACGGGCACACTTGACGGAAGCAAGACTCATAAGTGGGTGTTAGAAGGATTGTTTGGTTCTTGTGAACAAGTAACTAAGACCGATGACTTAATTAAGGAAGGTTACCTTAGCAAGTTTAGAATCAAAGTGCTGCTTTGTAAACATGCTCCGCAATACTTTGAATCATATCATGATGAAATGGATTATCTAGTAGAGCATAAAGGTAGAAATAACCTTATTAAAAATCTAGTCAAAGATATAGAAGGAAATACTCTTGTGTTGTTTAACTATATCGAGAAGCATGGGGAACCACTTTATGACTTGATAAATAACACCATAGACCCCGAACGGAAATTGTTTTTTGTTCATGGTGGGACTGATGTAGAAGACCGAGAAGAAGTCCGACAGATTACTGAGACTGAGAACAACGCTGTTATCATCGCATCTTACGGAACTTTCTCTACTGGTATTAACATTAAACGATTACACAACATTATTTTTGCTTCCCCTAGTAAGTCGCGCATCCGCAATCTTCAGTCCATCGGACGTGTCCTCAGGAAAGGCGAAGGAAAAGACATCGCAACCTTATACGATATCGCTGATGACATCGGCGGACAGAACTATACCTTACGGCATTTGAATGAAAGAGTTACCATTTATAATGAGGAGAACTTTAAGTATGAGGTTATAAAAGTAAACCTTAGAGCAAATTAATATGGAAGAAGAATTTTATGCAACAATAAAATTATTATCAGGAGAAGAATTAGTAGCAAAAGTTTGTTATCTTCCAGACGAAGATAAAGTCATGCTAGAAAGACCTCTAGAAGTAGAAAACGCTAAACAACGCAAAGGTCAACTAGAGGTTAGTGGTTTTGCATTAAAAGAATGGATCTCTGCAACGTTTGATACTATGTTTATTATTCAAAAAAATCATATTCTTACTATGATTGAAATTGAAGGAGAGATTGTAGACTTCTATGAAAAAACTCTTCTTCGTTTGGAGAGTGGAAAATCATTAGCAGGGAGAGGAGATAAATTGCCTAGAGGATCTGGATATCTAGGTTCTGTAAAAGAAATGAAAAAAACTTTAGAAGATATCTACAATAAAAGCTAATAGCTATAACTTCTCTTGAACCCTGACAGAGTTATTCTACTGAGTTTCTAAGGATCTGTCAAGCTTTGACAAGAGGCGTATACAGTGGTATACTTAAATCAAGATAATGAGTATGTAACCGTGGCACACACAGTAATGGCAAAAAGAAAACAAACAGAATACTACGTCAACAACAAAGAGTTTCTCGCTGCCATTACTGAGTATCGAAGTAAAGTTCTTCGTGCAAAAGAACTAGGTAAACCACGTCCTCGTGTCACTAACTATCTCGGAGAATGTTTTCTGAAGATTGCTACACACCTATCATACAAACCAAACTTTGTCAACTACATGTTCCGTGAGGACATGATCTGTGATGGCATCGAGAACTGCCTACAGTATATTGACAACTTTGACCCAGAGAAATCCAAAAACCCGTTTGCCTACTTCACACAAATCATCTACTACGCTTTCCTTCGTCGCATCCAGAAAGAAAAGAAGCAACTAGAGATCAAAGGAAAGATCCTAGAGCGTTCGGGATATGATGAAGTGATGCACACGGACACATATGATGGTAGTATGTCAGGAATGAACGCTTCTTATTCTGACATGGGTAGCATCAAAGAAAATATTGAAACGAGAATGAATCGATGACTGATACTGAAACACGCAAGGCAAAACTTTCTGATTCTTTTGGTGGGACTGTAGAAAAGAATGTACCCGAAGATGCTGAGTGGATTGATGATGCCTTTTATATTAAGAAGACTAGATTCGGTCTCTATACATCTATTTTGAGAGAACCTTTGGGTCAGCATTTTATTACTGGTGCTACTTATGAAGGGGTGTTAACTATGTCTAGATGGCATTTAAAGTGTCTGCAAGAAGGAACTCTTGATGAGAATACTAGAGTTGTTAACAGTGGTGTTGTTGGAGGTAAACTTTGAAAATTGCAATCATTACTGACCAGCATCTTGATGGACGCAAAGGTAACTTAGCGTTCTGGAATTACTTTCAAAAATTCTACGATGAAGTATTTTTTCCAACGCTTGAGAAAGAAGGTGTCAGGGTCGTCTTTGATCTTGGTGACACATTTGATAATCGAAAGTCTATGGACTTTAATACTTTTCACCGTGTGCGTGAAAATTATTTCGAGAGACTGAAACCTTACAACGTACATATGTTGCTTGGCAACCACTGTACGTATTACAAGAATACCAATCGTATCAACTCACCTGAACTTCTTCTGGAGAACTACCAGAACATCAGAGTTTATTCTGAACCCACTGAAATTCTCATGGGTAAAAAAGTATTCTTGATGCTTCCTTGGATCAACAAAGAGAACCAGGAAGATGTCTTCCGTCGATTAGAAACTAGTGAGGCAGACATCTGTTGTGGTCATCTAGAACTTACTGGGTTTGAGATTACGCCAGGTATGAAGATGGATCATGGTATGGATCCTCAACTATTTCACCGTTTCAAGCGTGTTTGGTCTGGACATTATCACCACAAGTCAAAGAAAGGTAACGTCCAATATCTTGGCAACCCCTATCAGATGTTCTGGAATGATTATAAAGACCGCCGTGGATTCCATATCTACGATACTGAGAGTGATAAACTTAAGTTTGTCGCAAATCCCTACGAGATCTTCGACAAGATCTTCTATGACGACACCAGTGTGGACTACAACAAACAAGATGTGTCTTGTTATAAGGACAAGTTCATCAAGATCGTCGTTAATGAAAAACGAGACTACCAAATGTTTGAAACACTGGTTGATCGTCTTTACAACGTAGGAGTTCATGATGTAAAGATTATTGAGAATCTTTTGGATACTGAAAGTCAAGATGATATCGAAGTATCTACAAAGGATACCTTAACTTTACTGAATGACTATATTGATGAAGTAGAGATGTCCGTAGACAAATCTGATTTAAAGGGTTTGATGAGATCTCTATATATTGAGAGTTGTAACGTTGTCTGACATGTTCATAGTAACATTACAAGATCATCCTGATGGTGTCTATTCTGTCTTTGACGAATTGGAAGATAGAGTAATTCCTATCTTTCAGGAAGAAGATGATGCTCTTCGTTACCACATGATGCTTGAAGACGATGAAGATTATCCACCCATGCAGATTGTGGAGATTGAAGACCATGTTATAATTACAGCATGTCAAGAACGAGGACACAAGTTCTCTATCATTACCCCTGACGATTTTTTGATACCCCCTGACGATCCCGAAGAATGATTATTTTTAAAAAAATCCGCTGGAAGAATTTTCTATCAACGGGTAATGTGTTTAGTGAAGTTGATTTAACAGGAGCAAAAACTAATTTAATTATTGGTAGCAACGGAGCAGGTAAGAGCACTATTTTGGATGCTCTTACTTTTTCTTTGTTTGGCAAACCTTTTCGTAAGATCAACAAGCCTATGCTTATTAACAGCATCAACGAAAAGGATGCTCTGACAGAGATTGAGTTTTCTATTGGTAAGAAAGATTATCTTGTGCGTCGTGGTATCAAACCTAATGTGTTTGAGATCTACTGCAACGGTCAGTTGTGGAACCAGGAGAGCACACTGGTAGAACAGCAGAAGAACTTTGAGGCAAACGTCCTCAAGATGAATTACAAATCATTCACACAGATTGTGGTGTTGGGATCCTCCACATTTGTGCCGTTCATGCGTCTGCCTCTAGCACAACGTCGTGAGATCATCGAAGACATTCTTGATATCCAAGTGTTCTCTACCATGAATGTCCTGCTCAAAGACAAGGTAAGAGAGAATAACGAAGAGATTAAAACTCTAGACTATCAGATTCATCTCCTTGACGAGAAAATTGATCTCCAGAAGAAGTACATGTTGGAACTGGAGAAGAAAACTAAAGAAGAGATTACCCGTAAGGAAAACAAAATCTCTGAATTGTTACAGAATGAAAACGAATACCATAACGAAGTTGCGCGTCTGACTTCTGAAGTACAAAAACATTCTGAAGAAATGAAAGAGGTGTCTAACAGTAAGGCAAAACTGAAGAAGTTAAACACTTTTCTTTTTAAAATACACTCTAAGTTAAAAAACTGCCAAAAAGAACATGATTTCTTTTCTGATAATCACGTCTGTCCTACCTGTACGCAGGAGTTAGATGAAGATTTTAGACAAGAAAAGATAAACGAGGGTGCCAGTGAGTTAAATAAAATGAATACTGGCGTCGAAGAGCTTCTTGCAGAGATAGCAAAAGAGGAAAAACGCGAGGAAAAATTTACTAACTTGTCTGATCAAGTCATGCAGTTGAATGCATCGATCAGTCAGTCTAATTTTCAGATCACTTCCATCAAACAGAGTATCGGTGATATTGAAAATGAGATCAAGGAACTGGAAAGCAGTAACCCTGACAAGAAAGCAGAGTTCGTTAAACTCGAAGGTCTAATTTCTGAGAAGAAAACTTTGAATAAGGATGTTTCTAATTCAAAGAAAGACCGAGATGTTTTAATAACAGCATCACATCTACTAAAAGATAACGGGATCAAGACTAGGATCATCAAAACTTACTTGCCAGCGATGAACCAGTTGATCAACCAGTATCTCCAGAGTATGGATTTTTATGTCAACTTTACTCTAAATGAAAGTTTTGAGGAGATAATAAAGTCTAGATACCGTGATGTGTTTTCATATGATAGTTTCAGTGAGGGAGAAAAATCTCGTATTGATATCGCTCTGTTGCTTACTTGGCGTTCTATCGCTAAACTTAAGAATTCTGTGGATACTAACCTCCTCATTCTAGACGAGATCTTTGACAGTTCTCTGGACCAGCAAGGCGGTAGTGATCTTGGTTGGATTCTCCGTAACTTTGATGACAATACTAATGTGTATGTTATCAGTCACAGAGAACAATTAGAAGGGAAGTTTGATAGAACTCTAACTGCGGTGAAGGAAAAGAACTTCTCCGTCATCCAAGAGTCAGTTGCTGAAATGGAATAGTTGTGCTATAGATAGTACATACTTGCTTTAGGACGATGACCACGCCAAACTGGCAGCACCACTCTAATAAAGACAAACACGGCAAGGGTACTTGTAAAGGACGAATCCGCGCAAGTAAACAACGCCGTAGACATTTGAAGAACCGTCTACTGACCTCTGGCAAACCCCGCCAGGGGTCTTATAGTATATGCATCAACGCAACGGGGTCATGAACCAAGAAATCAAAGGCAACCTAGCACGACTGCTCGCTACTGAGAACTTGATTGTAGAGCACCGCAAGGTCTCTACTGCATCGTTTGATGTTGATCGTCGTGTGCTGACCTTGCCTAACTGGGACAAGGCGTCTAGTATTGTTTATGACATGCTCGTCGGTCATGAAGTTGGTCATGCCCTGTTCACTCCTAACGAAGACTGGCGTGGTGTTGCAGATTGTCCCAAGGATTTTGTGAACGTTATTGAGGATGCTCGCATCGAGAAACTGATGAAGCGCAAGTATCCTGGTCTGCGTAAGTCGTTTGCTGGTGGTTATAAAGAACTGAATGCACTTGACTTCTTTGGTATTGAAGGTGAAGACCTTAGTAAGTTTAGTTTGATTGACCGTATCAACTTGCACTTCAAGTGTGGTGCTGATGCTTTGATTCCTTTTTCTGTTGAAGAAAAAGTTTTTGTTTCTCGTGCTGATCTTGCAGAAACTTTTGATGAAGTTCTGGAAATTGCTTTTGATGTTTACAAGTTCAGTAATCAAACTGAAACTCCTATGACTCATGAAGAGATGCTTGAAGAAGCAGCTCAGCGTGAAAGTGAAAATGTCGATGCCGAAGAATCTGAGCAGCAACAGCAAGAAGAAGAAGGTAGTCAAGGTGAAGCAGAACTTCCTAATCCCACGGGCGTGATGGATTCTTTTGGGGACGATGAAGAAGAAGAAGGAGAAGAGAATGAAATTGATTCTGAAACTTCTGAAACTCAAAGGTCATTTGATGAAGCATCTAAGCAACTGACTAATCGCTATGCTTTCAATCCTTACTATGTTGAGATTCCTGAATCTGTAGAACTGTCTGATTATATTGCTGACTGGACTGAGATTCATGATTGGATTGATGAGCAACGTGAGGGTTTTCTCGAACCAGATTTTCTTCGTTCTGAACACTACATACAAGTAGATAATGCTTATCGTGAGTTCCGTAAGCAATCCCAAAAAGAGGTCAACTATCTTGTTAAGGAGTTTGAATGTCGTAAGTCTGCTGACGCTTACGCTCGTGCAGGTCAATCTAAGACTGGTGTGCTTGATACTGCTAAGCTACACACTTACAAATACAACGAAGA